TCTATGCCTAACATGCGTACAAATTAAACAAACAGTTTCCATTATTGAGTTCATTGTTACAACCTATATGTTACTCTGCCCTTTGATAAATCGTACGGGCTGACTTCAATTTTAACATTGTCACCCAATATGATTCTAATCTTGTGCTGTTTTAATTTCCCACCCATATAACAAAGTAGTGTGTTGGGCATATTATCTACCTTAACTCTAAACATGTTTCCAGGTAATACTTCTTCAACAGATCCTACTAACTCGATGATGTCGTCTTTAGCCATTATACCTTATTAACGATAATTTTACCGTCTTCTAGTTTAATATCCAATGTGTCTCCTTCTTTCCAGCCAGTAAGTGCTAACACTTCGTCTGGAAATTTCATCAATACATTATCGGGATCTCCAGGGATGTCCTGAAATATGTCTTCCGCTGTAAAAATAAATTGTTCTTCGTTTTCCATCATATATTTACTTTAAATTCCATCATCATCGTATGGTACAGGAAACCAACCTAGTCTGTCAAGATCAGTGGCTATTTCGTCTGTAATTGTACCTTCCGGTACAAACTTTTTTCGAGCCATATATTCTTCACCTTCTTTTAAATCGTATGTAGCGAAACCGCCCATACCACTACAATAATAGTCCATATAGTCTTCACCGCAGTTTCTAATGTCTGCTACAATGCGGCCAGCACCACGCCAACTAGCAGACCACAAATCCTTGTCTGGATCTTGCCGCAAAGTAGGCCATAGTTCTTTTGGGCACCATTGCATATTACACCACGACGCATACAAGTTTTGGGCATAGTCATCCCGAGTTCGAATTTTGTTTAGAACTTCATCATCTCGATAAATGTCTTTAACTAAATCGTATTTCAATGGTATGCGCCTCTAAAACAATGTAACACTTCATGTCCTAAATTATGAATACTAGCCATTTTAGGCGTCATAATAATACACTCTTTACCTTGCCAGAACGAGCAGGCTTGAACATTAAAACGGAAAACTCCGCCTCCTCGCTTTTTATTTTCTGCACTACAAGCGGCATCGATGTCTTTAACAACGACCCAACGCAATTTAACATCCATAACTTCATTTTTTGTAGCGTCAAATTTTGATTCAGGATCTTGCCAGTTCCATGCCCACGCTGTATTTGAAACAAGTAGCAATACTAAAAGTGCCTTTTTCATAAACTGCCTTTCTGTGTCTGTGTTAAAAATGGTGTAGACGGTAGGATTCGAACCTACAAAGTCACCCTAGGGGTTAGACCCTATCCCTCCGTTCGCTTACGCTACTAGGAGGAGGTATACCAAGTTCCACTCACGTCTACATTGTAAGTATATATTCGTTTACGGGCAAAGTCAAGTTATTTTGGTACCCGCTGTAATTTAAGTTAAATATGTCTGATGAACTTTAACCAAATACCATTCGATCAAATTATTAAATTTGGGCAACGTACAATGTTAGATCGTCCATTATTTTCAGTTAGTTGGATTTTGGGACGTTTTTGTAATTATAACTGTAGTTACTGTTGGCCCTATGCCCGCAGTGACAAATTAGATCACCAACCGCTTGAAGTATATAAATCTACTGTAGACGAGATTAAGCGTCAAGCACGAGCCAATGGATTTAACCAGTTCCATTGGTCGTTCAGCGGAGGTGAGCCAACTGCTTACAAACAGTTAAATGATCTTGTTAAACATTTAGACGAATTAGAATCTAAGTATCAAAGCATACACATGACTACAAATTTGTCGCCAGGTAGTAAGTGGTGGAACACTTGGTGTAAGAACACTGAGATGTTACAACGTAGAAGTATTACCGCCAGCTTTCATGACGAGTTTGCCAAAGAGCAAGAGTTTGGTGACAAGTGCTTACAGTTACAATACGAACTTGTACACGTTACAATCAATCAAGTAATGGTGCCAGAAAAGTTTTACGAACTGTATGAACGTATGGAACGGTTCCATCAACGTGGAATCAATGTAACGCTCAAGCCACAAAGTGATCCAACAGCGAGTGAGGTTGTAGACGGGTATACAGACGACATGATTAAATTAATGCAAGAAGGATTTCCGCAAAGATCACAAGGAGAAGATGTATACCAAATACGTCTTAGTGATGGACAGAAAGATTATTACTTTGATCAAGCAGAACGATTTAACGCATTTGGGTTTAATAAATTTACTGATTGGACTTGCAATAGTGGTTATCAAAGTGTTATAATAAGAGGAACCGAAGTTAAACGTTCATACAGTTGTCATGACGAACCTTTAGGAACTATCGATAACTTCAAACTATTTAAAGAGGCTAGACGCTGTATGACACCAAGTTGTGTAAGTTCGGCTGATAGTAAAATACCAAAATGCAAATAGACTTAGAACATTTACACTATTGGATGTGTGCTATTAGAGAAAGCAATGACCCCAAGCGGACACTCGATGCATTCTGGCGAGGACAATTGACTAGCAAAGAATGGCTAATTGATTGTTTAGATGAACACGTACATATTGGTTCTAGTGTAGACATACACGGTGGATGGGTAGGTACCCTTGCTAGTATGTTATTTCAAAGTAACATTCCTGTTACTACTATTCGTAGCATTGACATAGATCCCAGTTGCGAAGCAGTGGCTACTATGATGAATAAAAAAGAAGAAATAGAAGGACGCTTTAGAGCAGTTACATCAGACATGTGTGAGATCCGTAGCGATGCCGATATTATTATCAATACCAGTTGTGAGCATATTACACAAGATCAATATGACTTATGGTTAAGCGGGCACCCGCATGATAGCCTGCTAGTCTTACAAAGTAACAATTACAATATACCCGAGCATGTTCGAATTGCTAAAGACTTAAAAGAGTTTGAAGAACAGTGCGGCATTACTATTTTGTGGTCAGGGGAGTTAGACTTGCCACTATATAAACGATTTATGGTAATAGGTCGCAATGTATAATTTAGAAGATATTCGATCAGTCCACTTAGAAGTAACTAGTAAATGTCAAGCTAGTTGTCCTATGTGTGCTCGAAACATTCAAGGACTTGATAATCCGTGGTTAGAGTTAGATGAAATTTCTCTAGTTCAATTTAAAGAATGGTTTCCTGTAGACTTTATTAAACAATTAGATAGATTGTTTATGTGCGGCAACTTAGGTGATCCTATTATTGCTCGAGATACGTTAGAAATATTTCAATACCTGCGTACAGTAAATCCTAGTATTTCTCTTGGAATGAATACTAACGGCAGTGCCAGGAATAAAGAATGGTGGCAACAGTTAGCACAGGCTAATGTTAAAGTTATCTTTGGTATTGACGGGTTAGAAGACACCCACAGTTTATATCGCATTGGCACCAACTTTGATAAAATTATAGACAATGCTTATAACTTTATACAAGCAAGTGGCACAGCCGAATGGCACATGTTGGTCTTTGAACATAATGAACATCAAATCGAACAGTGTCGTAAGCAAAGTCAAGATTTAGGATTTAGTGATTTTAAATTTAAACACACTTCTCGTTTTAGAGAAGACAAATTAAATGTATTAAACAAAGACGGGTCAACTAGCCATGTGCTGTTACCATCAATTAAAAGTAAAAAGATTTCTAAATTACTTGGCAATATCCTCGAAGAAACAACGGAAATTTCTTGTAAAGTCCTTAAAGAAAAAAGCATATATGTAAATGCTAAGGGCCAACTGATTCCTTGTTGTTGGCTAGATTATAACGCCATGCTTCCAATACATCCGTCAAGAATTGATATGATGGATAACGGCGTAAAATTTCATTCGTTAAAAGACAAACGATTAGATGAGATTTTTGTTAGTAAGTCGTTTGACATTATTTCCAACAGTTGGAGTAGTACTCCGATTCGTGAGTGTAGTAGACAATGCGGAAAAATTGATAAATTCAATGAGCAGTTTAATTAGGATAGATGATGGAAACAGGAATAGTAAAATGGTATAATGATGCTAAAAAGTATGGCTTCATTACGGCCGATTCGGACAATGCAAACATCTATGCAGAACGCTGGGATATAACAAATGATCCCCAGACCATGTTTGAGCTACAACGTGTGACGTTTGACCGTATAGAAACAGATACAGGACTAGTTGCAAAAAACATTACAGTTATTCAACTAGAAGAACACAAGTTGTTAGAGTTTCCTCGTATTAGTGTATTTGACAATATGCTTACGGCTGAGTTCTGTGCCAACTTGATAGCTAAACATACACGTTCTGGTATGAACGGAAATAGCGGATATCAAAGTCGCGTCGAGTCGTATGCTCAGGTTACAGAGGAAGTTGAAAACAGAGGAATTAGTCTAGGAGTTAATCCTTACGATTATGATGTTTTAGCAACAGCCATAGTGCAAGCCGCACGTATTCCATATAGCCACATTGAAGCTATTGATGTTTACAATTACGAAACTGGCCAGTTCCTTGCTTACCATCATGACTACCCGTATGATCCACGACAGATTAATTATTACAAGAACGGTGGAGATAGGGTTGGTACAGGAATTTTTTATCTTAATGCAGACTTTACAGGCGGCGAAACATATTTCCCCAAGCACGATGTAACTATACATCCTAAGGTTGGATCGTTTTTATATTTTGAACAAGGTTACGATGAAGCAACAAATTGGTCAACAATACATGAAAGCAAACGTATTACTGCCGGAACTAAATGGATTGCCAGTTGCTTTTTTAGTGATAGGCCCAGAGTAGGTTGGAGTCCTAGAGATCATTTATATGATGATAAGTGATTGGAAGCCTTTTTACAAATACGACAATGACGGAACTCCTAACTGTATGTCACAACAGACATATGAGCCGTTAGTAAGTCCTGACGGAAAAACATTCTGTGCTAACTACGATTGGCAAAACAACTATCAGCGTATATGGCAACCGGATCGTGTAGGCTATACGCAAGATGTTGTTGAATATTTTTTTGATAAAGAAGTTGAATACGTTAATAGATTTAAAAGTAAATCTTATAGCCCAGAAATAGTTGATATTGATTATGCTAACAAACGCATATTCTATAAGTGGGGAATTAGTTGCAATGCCCTGTTAAACGGCAAACAAGGCCCAATGCCAGAAGATTGGCGATTACAAGTTTCAAATATGCTACTAGACGCATATAATAACGGAGTGTATAAACTTACCATGTATCCTCATTGTTTTTATGTTGATGCGAAAAATCAGTTACATACTATCGATTGGTATGGATGCGTAGAAGTAAGTGATCCATTTATTGAAGCCAAGTACATGGATGGCATTATACATAGCACTGCACAATTTAGATTAGATGAAACAGGTGATTTGGTTAATGGTAAGTATAATTTAGAAACAATGTTTAAGCAGTCACTTGGAGTACATGTCAACTGGGGCAACGAAGATATGCAGTTTATTTACAAGGAAATATTTAATGCCTAAGCGAGTAGGATCTACTTTAGGATTAATAGACTGGGATAAAGTTATCGCAGATGTACAGCCTCACGCAGGCGATTTTAATAGTGTTACTAGTGTAGTAGATCGTAGTGAAGCAGAAGCTGTTGGAGATCAAACTTTACTAAGTTCCTATAGAGAAGTTATTGGTACTTGGGAAACAGCTGGTTATGATTTAAAACAAATACAGTGGTATGATTACTACCCAGGTGAACACTTCGATATAACCGTGCAACAAGTATTTGAACAAATGTTTAATATTATTCCACGCAGAGTGTTTGTAAGCGAGGTATTACCAGGGCGGTGTGTTCCGTATCATTGGGACGTAGAAGATCACGAACAAGAATGGTTAGCAGAAGGCAAGTTAGTTCGCTATGTTTGCTTTATTGATAAACCTAAATTTGGCCATGTGCTAATACTAGAAGACGAATGTTTCTATAATATAGAACAACATGAAATTTATGAATGGGACTTTTATCGTTCCCATCATGCAGGAACTAACTGCGGTACTGAACCTTATTATTTGTTCCATTTTTTAGGAACACCGCGATGATAGAATACGTTGACGTTTGTCCTATTAATTGGCAACAGTTAATACACCATCTAGAAACACAACAACCATATGTTGGACCTAAACACAAGGCTGGAGATGGCATACCTGGTCTTGACGAAGTAACAGACATGTGGACTAAAGCAGGATATGGTCCTACAGTAAGTTGGGATATGTTTTATCCCGGAGATCATTTTGATGTTAGTATTGTAGATGAGTTTGTAAAATGGTCCGGTATGACTTCATATACTAATGCTTGGGTAAGTCGTATACACCCTGGATTCTTTGCACCACGGCACTGGGACGTACAAGACAACGAGCCCTTGCCAGATACGATTCGATACCATGTCCATATGAGTGAACCACAGTTCGGACATATTTTCATAGCTGAAGATAAATGTTTTTATAATCAACAACAAGGTGCTACATACAAGTGGACTAGTCGCAAGGCGTGGCATGCAGGAACTAACTGTGGATTAGTTCCAAAATATATTTTTAATATTTGGTGACAAAAATGGAAGAAAAAGTAATTATTACGGATACGTTTTATTTAGATAAGTTTATGGAGATTCAACGACAGAATGTTGTGTTGTCTAATAAACTACGAGACATATACGAGAATCCTAATTTAAGAAACATAGTCGAAATGCACATGGGTCCAGATTTTTTTAATATCTTACAAGATACACCCGCATGAACAAAATTAAACAATGGCAAGATAAAATTGAAGTAGTATCAGGAAGCAAGACTTTCTGTATATTGCCATGGATACATTTTGCTACACGGCCCAATGGTGATATGCGATTATGCTGTAGTGCTAACGCAAGTGGCGCCGGCGAAGATCATACAGTTGGTCTAGTTAAAAATGAACGAGGACAGCCAGCAAACTTTGGACGTGAAACTCCTATGAGTGCTTGGAATAATGAGTACATGAAAGATGTACGCTTGACTATGCTAGAGGGAAAGATACCTGCTAGTTGTAGTAAGTGTATTGCTGAAGAGTCTAAAGGTGTTGCTAGTAAACGTATTTGGGAAACTGGTTCCTGGATGGAAGATGGCATTGACGTTGAAGAACTTATCAAGCAAACAGAAGAAGATGGTACAGTTCCTGAAAAATTAGTTTACTTAGATTTACGACTAGGACACACTTGCAATCTTAAATGTGTTATGTGTAGTCCACACGACAGTAGTCAGTGGGTAGGTGAACATAAAAAGATATATCCGTTATTTCAAGCCAAGGAACTTAAAGAACAAATGGCTTGGGATAGAAAAGATTTTAATAACAAGTGGCATGAAAATCCAGACTTCTGGAAAGAGATGTATGCCCAGATTCCTAACCTAAAGCAAGTATACTTTGCTGGTGGCGAGCCTTTGATGATTCGTGAGCATAAATGGTTCCTAGAAGAAATTATCAGACAGGGCTATGCAGACAAAATTCTTATACGTTATAATACAAATGGATTATTAGTAGATGACGAAGTTATTGAACTATGGAAAAAATTCAAAAAAGTTAAAGTGGGTTTTAGTATCGATGCTGTCGGCGACCGTAATTACTATATACGCTATCCTAGTGATTGGACTACTATCGAACGTAATCTTCACAAGTTAGATAACACACCTGATAACATACAAGTTAGTATTGCTACTGCTATACAAATACTCAACATTAAACACTTGGCTGATTTTGCTAAATGGAAGATTACACAGAACTTTAAGAAAGTAAACTTAGAGAATACTGTAGGCGGTATACAAGCAGGTGGAGGAATTTTTAATATGCACTTGTTATACATACCAACGTTCTTAAGTATCAGACTATTACCCGAGGCAGACAAGGAAGAAATACGTAAGAGCTTTGGGGACCTAGCCAACTGGCTATATGAAAACTATAGACAAGACGAAGACTTCTGGAAACAAAATCCATATGGATGGAAACGTTGGCAAGCAGTATTAGACTTTATGGATGCAGAAGACCATGCAGCCCAACTACCAGCATTTAAAGAGTATATAGAAACTTTAGAAAAATCTCGAGGCACAGATTTTAAATCTACTTTTCCTGAACTATCACACTTGCTAAATTATTCAGTCTAATTTTATTATTTTTAAAAATTGGATCTTTTAGAATTTTTTGAAATTCTGCAAATTCAGGATGTATGTTACTCCATACAGTCCGTTGTTTATATGTCTGTTCATCCCAAGTATTCCAATCTATAGCTAACTGGAATCCAATACTATAAAAATTTGGATACCTTTCTAAAATTAATTTAACATAGTTGGGCATTTCTTTATAATTGAGATCCTGTACAACAAATTGTGTCATAACAAAGATGTTAGGCCTGTTTGCCACTTCACTGTTTATGTAATCACAGTTTAATAATAAAGTTGGCCAATTGCCGCCTTGTCTAACAACGTTGTATGTTTCTTCTGTTGATGCATCGAAACTAATACGTAACGCTCTAATTTTGCTATGCCACTTTTCTATGCGTTTCCAGTTTGTTGGAGTAAGTAATACACCGTTAGTTTGTATATCTAATATAACATTAGGCCACGGAGTTGGATCAAATGTTGTTAAAAAATCTCGAAATATCTTTGACCCAAACGGATCTCCACTACCAGTAATTTCTAATACAATTGTCTTATCGTGCGGTTTGTCAAAATTTAAATTAATAATCTTTTCATGTAATTCTTTTTTACGTTCATATTCTGG